CGCCTACGCCTCCGCCTCCGCCTCCGCCTACGCCTCCGCCTCCGCCTCCTACGCAACAGTCGCTGCCGCATGGTGGCAGCGACTGGACCCGGCCGCAACCCTAGCGATCATGCTGACTGCTCCGAGGGCAGCATGACCGCCACCACGACGACCGACTATCGCGACTTCCTCATCGACAAGCTGACGTTCGCAGCGTTCTACGGGCACACCGTCGACATCGACGAAATCAACCCGTGCCTGTTCCCACACCAAAAGGCGATCGTCCAATGGGCCGTCAAAGGTGGCCGGCGCGCCATCTTCGCCCGGTTTGGATTGGGCAAGTCGATCATGCAGTTGGAGACGTTGCGTCTCACGCTCGCCGCCAGCGGCGGTCGCGGACTGATCGTCTGCCCGCTCGGCGTACGGCAAGAGTTCGTCAACGACGCACGCACCAAGCTCGGCTTCGACATCACGTTCGTTCGCCGCAACGACGACGTCAAGGATTCGAACGGTATTTACATCACGAACTACGAGAGCGTGCGGGACGGCAAGCTCGACCCCAACCTGTTCATGGCCGTGTCGCTCGATGAGGCCAGCGTGTTGCGCTCGTACGGCAGCAAGACCTACCAAGAGTTCCTCACCTTGTTCCACGACGTGCCGTACCGGTTCGTGGCGACGGCAACACCGAGCCCGAACCGCTACAAAGAGCTGATCCACTACGCCGGATATCTCGGCATCATGGACACCGGCCAGGCGCTCACACGGTGGTTCAAGCGAGACTCCACACAGGCGAATAACCTGACGCTGTTCGCCCACAAAGCAGACGAGTTCTGGATGTGGCTGGCAACGTGGGCCGCATTCGTGCAACAGCCGTCCGACCTCGGCTTCAGCGACGACGGCTACTCGCTCCCGCCGATGCAAGTGCACCGCCACGAAGTCAACGTCGACCACACCGGAGGCGGCAGCATCGACCCCGACGGGCAAGTGCACCTCTATCGCGGTGGGGACATGTCGATGGTCGAAGCGAGCCGCGAGAAGCGCCACACGATGCCGCTACGCATCGCAGATATGATGCGGATCATCGACGCTTACCGAGAGGCAGGCGACCTCGATCAGATCGTCCTGTGGTGCGACCTCAACGACGAACAAGCAGCGATCGAGAAGGCGCTCACCGCTGCCGGTATCACGTGGTCGTCGATTCACGGATCGCTCGACGTCGATGAGGCCGAACGACGCATGGCCGAATGGCGCAACTGCGAGACGGTCGCCCTGATCGGTAAGCCGGTGATGCTCGGTCAAGGCGTCAACCTGCAACAGTGCAACAAGGCCGTATTCGTCGGCATCACCTACAAGTTCAACGACCTGATCCAAGCCACCCACCGGCTGCAACGCTTCGGCCAACAGCGCACGGTGCAGACACACATCATCCATGCCGACTCGGAACGTCACGTGTGGACCACGCTGATGACGAAGTGGGACCAACACAAGGAGCTAACAGAAACGATGTCCAACCTGATCCAAGAACACGGGCTGAACGCCTTGACGATCGACGAGGCGCTGAAGCGTTCGATCGGTGTCGAGCGTGTGGAGGCGAGCGGGCCCGGCTGGATGCATGTCCTGAACGACACGGTGGCCGAAGGCGAGCTACTCGAGTCGGACAGCATCGACATGATGTTGACGTCGATCCCGTTCGCGAATCAGTACGAGTACACCGCCGCCGCTGAGGACTTCGGTCACTCCGACACACCGGAGCATTTCTGGCGACAGATGGACTACCTCACACCGAACCTGTTGCGAGCGCTGCGACCCGGGCGCGTGTTCGCTGTCCACGTCAAAGACCGCATCCTGTTCGGCAACCAGTACGGCACCGGGTCGCCTACCGTGTCGCCGCTGCACGCCCAAGCGATCGACCACTATCGCCGGCACGGCTTCGACTATTTCGGGATGATCACCGTCGTCACCGACGTCGTGCGCGAGAACAACCAGACGTACCGGCTCACATACGGCGAGATGGTCAAGGACGGCACCCGCATGGGAGTCGGCATGCCCGAGTATGTGATCCTGCTCCGCAAGCCACAGACCGACCGCAGCCGTGGCTACGCCGACGTGCCCGTGGTGCACGACCGTGGTGAGTACACGCTGGCACGCTGGCAGCAGGACGCTGCCGCCTTCTGGCGGTCGAATGGTGACCGGGCGATCACACCGGACGAGTTCGCCCAGTTGACCACGAAGCAGCAGATTCACCTCTTCACCGTGCACTCGCTGTCGAACCTGTACGACTGGGAGGCGCACGTGAAGATCGGGGAGCATCTCCTCGAGCAGAACCGGCTACCTAAGACGTTCGGTCTGCTGTCGCCCGGTTCTCACCATCAAGACGTCTGGCATGACATCAACCGGATGGACACGGCCAACACGGCGCAAGCGCAAGGCGGACGGGAGATGCACGTTTGCCCGATGCAGCATGACATCGTGGATCGGTTGATCGAGCGGTTCACGATGCGCGACGAGCTGGTTTATGACCCATTCGGCGGGCTGGCAACGACTGTCTACCGCGCTGTCAAGGCTGGCCGGCGCGGTCGTGCCGTCGAACTGAATCCCGGCTATTGGGCCGATGGCGTTCGGTACTGCCAGATCGAGGAGCGCAAGGCCAGTATGCCGACGCTGTTCGACCTCGACGGCAACATCGACACCGACGACGGAGACGAAGCGCTGTGAGCGACCCGGTCGCAGAGTTCGTGCACATGTTCAAACCGCAGCCGTGGGTGGCCGACGCCGCCTGTCGCGGGTTGACGACGCTGTTCTACTCAATCTCCACCGTCGACATCGCCCAGGCGAAGAAGGTGTGTGCCGGATGCCCAGTCATCGACGAATGCAGGCAAGCGGCACAGGAGCGGCCGACACGGTTCGGTGTGTGGGGCGGACAGTCCGTCAAGCAGCAGCGGGCCGAGCGCCCTCGATCGGGCAGCACGATGAGCGCCCCGTCTTCTACGATCGAGGAAGTGCCTGCCGAACCGATGACCAACGCCGAGTTGCGGCGCATCGTGAAGAAGATCGGACTGCTCCATGCTGAGCGGGAACGGCTCATCCTCAAGGCCCACCAGGAGGGCGCCAGCCTTCGTGAGATCGCCGAGATCCTCGAGGTCAACCACGTAACCGTCCGCAACGCGCTGCAGAAGCTGTCGTGGCGTATTGCCAACGAGAAACCACCTGATGACCTACTACTACACCGACGGGGGCGCACGTTGGCACGAACGAAATCAAAGCCTCCTGGGGCAGACAACGCCATAAGGGGGGCATCATGAGCCGCATCATCGGTATCGACCCGGGGCTCTGCGGTGCGCTTGCCGTGCTCGACGCTCAGTCCCTCGTCGTGGTGGCCTGCCCTGACTGCGAGATCGTTCTGCCGACTGTGTGCAACTGCACCCAGTCGGGGCTGCCGTACTGCGGCCGCCCCGACTGCGACATCGACTGGTGCTGGTACTGCGGGGACGAGTACACCGACCCGTGCCCTCGTCATGAGGGGGTCGATCATGTCTGAACCTGACTTCCGCAAGATGGGCGATCCGCTGAACGACCGGCTGCCACCCAAGGACAATCTGCTCAACCGGCGGCGACGGAAGGACTTGGCTCGCATCGTCGGTCCACGGACGCTTGATGGTGAGAACGTCTGCACCCGCTGCGGCGTTCCTGATGTTCACTGCCAGTGTGACGACAGAATCGACTACGACGCCCAGTTCGACGAGGGCACCGCCCGTGACGACTACGACATCCGCCCGATCTGGGCCAGCGACAGGCTCGGTCAGATCATCGACCAGCACTACGCCATGTGCGACGAGATCGACCACCTGCGTGCGGAGTCTGCCGCGTTCAGAGATCTGGCCGGCTGCTGCTCTGACTGTGAATGGGAGGGCGTGGAAATCGTGCACCGCCCCATGTGCTCCAGATGGCAGTCGGTGGAGATCGCTGAGGTCGCCGACCGAATCGCCAACGGCCATGCCACATGCGGTGCGACTTGGCGAGACACTGAGGCCACAGGTTGGCTCTGGTACTGCTCGCTGCCAGTTGGTCACGCCGGGCACCACAGGTGCGTAGGAGCGTCGTGGTAAGCGCGCCGACGTTTCAACAGATGCGCCAGGACGCTCAACGGCTGCTGGGGGATGCACTCGATGTTCTTCGTTCCGACTGGGACGAGGCCCACGGCCCGACCCCAGCGCAGGCCCTCGCCCTGGACGAGGCCCGTCACCACATCGGCCGGGCCGAGCGCATCGGGGTGCGTGGCTATGCGCAACGCAAGCCGGTACCGCACGGCACAAACGCCGGCTATCAGGCGCACCTACGCAACGGCACACCGGCGTGCGATCCTTGCCGTGAGGCCAAGCGGATCAGCACGAGCTACTACAAGCGGGAACGGGAGATGGCATCATGACGCGCATCATCGGTATCGACCCCGGGCTCTGCGGTGCGCTTGCCGTGCTCGAAGCGGGCCGTGTCGACGTGTTCGACATGCCCACGATCCGAGTGCGCGACAAGAAACGCATCGACACCGCCGCACTGGTGCGTCTCCTGGTCGACATCGGACCCGTCGACCTCGTGGCCGTCGAAGACGTGCAAGGGGTGCAAGGTTCGGGCTCGACGTCGGCGTTCACGTTCGGGCGCGGCATCGGCATCATCGAAGGCGTGCTCGCAGCGTTCGAACGTCCGGCAATGTGGGTCACCCCGCAACGCTGGACGAAAGCGCTGGGCGTGTCACGCGACAAAGGCGAGCACCGCCAGCGAGCTGCACGGCTATTTCCTGCCGACGCAGACCTGTTCGCACGCGTCAAGGACGACGGGCGCGCCGATGCGGCACTGATCGCCCACTACGCAGCGGCGGTGCGGGCATGAGCGAAGTATGGCTCGTGATGAGCGGCGGCTACGACGAGTACGTCATCTGCGCAGCAGCGACGAAAGCTGACGCTGAGCAGATCATGGCGAAGGTGAACGAGGCCGACCACTACCCCGATGCGCGCATCGTCTGCACAACGATCCTCACCGGCGATGTACAACGGGTCCGGTTCGCGTCAATGGTGGCGACTCGTTGGGATAACGGGATCATCACCCGGGGTGACCGAGTGAACTTCGAGTGGATACCGGAGCCAGTCCACATCGAGGCGTACCCGTGGCAGCTAGTGCACGCGCAGCCGTGCCGCTGGCGTTGGGTGCGTGCGCCGATCCATGAGGGCAAAGGTGGACGCCTGGAAGTCAACGGCACCGACGAGGCGCTCGTGCGTTCCACGTTTGCCGAACTACTCTACCGGCTGAACACTGACGCCAACTTCCGCAGGCGCAAAGAGGCGACCGGGTGAGTCGCCTCAAGCACTACTGGCGCTGGCAATGCGGCATCGACCTCGACCGGGTCTGTGTCGGCAACGTGGTGCACCGGGCCATCAAGACCGACAACAGCAAAGTGAGGCGCATCCGATGAACATGGTCACCGTCGCTTGCCCCGCATGCGGGCAACAGGCTAGCGTGCTGCCCTCTGCGGTCGCCAACGCCACATGCAACGCGCACTACTGGCACCATCATCGCCGGGGCGTACTGATGACCCCGGTTAACACCATCAACTACACGCAAGGGGACAACCAATGAGCGAGAACACACGGATACCGCAAGTAGGCGAGAAGGGGTGGACGAGCTACGAGCACCCGGTTGACATCATCGCCGTTCATGGCCAATTGGCATGGGTCGTGCATAATGGTGTCAACAACCTCCGCAACGTCGCCATCTTGACGCCACCGCAGCCGGTACCTGTGGGGTACACGAACTACTACTTCGACGACAACCGTCACCGCGACCGTGCGACCGCCGACAGCTTCGCTATGGACGGTCGCACGCACGTCATCGTCGAATGGTCGGACGGCACCATCACCGTGGAGCCAGTGACACCATGAGCCACCATGCCATGACCAAAGCGCAACACGACGTCATCATGGCGACACGATCGAGAGCGATCACCGACGGCCCGATGCGGCCACGACCGCGCGACATGACACCGATGGCACCCGATACCGCCGACGTCATCGACCAAGTAGTCGGCAGGATCGGGACGGCAGAGATCGCCAGGTTCCGCGCCAGTCGCATCGCACGCACATACGGAGCATTCAACAAGGAGGGGAACAAGTGACGAACACACGGATACCGAAAGTCGGCGAGAAGGGATGGACGTATGTTGGCATCCCTGTCGACATCCTGGGCGTCAACGACAATGAGGCTTGGGTCCGCTACACCGGCAGCGGCGGCGGGGCATGGTCGACGTATGTCTCCAGCTTGCTCCCACCGGAAACCGAGCCGATCGGCTACGCCAACATCTACCCGTGGGGAGACGCCTTGGGATCGATGGGAGCTAGGGGTACTAATCGCGCTCAAATCGACGAGTGGGCCACCCCCCCACGTATCGCCGTGCTCATCTGGTGGGCAGACGGCACCGTCACCGTGGAAGCCACGCCATGAACGCCGAACGACACCGAGCGATCGCCCATGTGGCACGCAACCGACCGCTAGACCTCGGCGTTCTCCACGCCGCCAAGGTCGCCAACACCGCCGACCTCGCAGCGTTCGTCAGCGAACAACTCGCCGGCGCAACATGGCACCGGACTCGCGATGAGCTTGTCATCCGCATCCCGGTCACCCCCGAAAGCACACGAGCATGGCAAGACAGCGGGCTACTGCCATGAGCGACGCACAACGGGTATGCGACCTGGCGACAATGGCCTACGTCGAAACGTACGGCGACGACGGGACAAAGTTCGAGGTATGGGGCAGGCAACCTGCAGGACTAGGGCACAATTCCGATGCGGTCAACAAGGCGATGGACTTGGCAATCATGCGGGTTCGTGGGCCTGAAAGCATGGTGCGCTGCGCTGTGCATCGCGATCAATTCCACAGCAACCACGACCGCTGCCCACGGGTCACCGTCGCTGAGGCGCTGCTCGGGCGAGTCTGCCACCTGGCGATGCAGGAAGCGACGTCGTGAGCGCTCGACGACGCTGGTACATCATCTGCGACTGCTGCGGCGAGATCTCGGACCACACCCAACAGACAGCCGCACGAGCGCGCCAGATAGCGCGCTACATCCGCAAAGGCCACCACGACTACTGCTCTCAAGAGTGCGCAAGCAAAGGTCCAGCCGAGTGGGCGTTGTGATGAGCGAGCCGACACCGCAGCCGGGCAAGCGGCCCGGATACGGCACTGCTGCCCGCGCCTAC